AGGGCATGAAGAAAGGCGGCAAGACTAAGATGGCCATGGGCGGCACAATGCCCGCTGGTCCTTTAGCTGCAGCTTCTATGCCGATGGGTAGTCGTGCCATGCCATCGCGTCCCGCGATGGGTCGCCCAGCAATGGGTCGTCGCCCTGATCCCCGAGCAGCAATGCTCGAGGCTGCTATGGCTCAGCGTGCTGGTGCAGATTCTGCTCCGATGATGCGCAAGAAAGGCGGCGAAGTCGAGGGCAAGGCGATGCACATGAAGGAAGAGCGCCAGATCAAGGGCATCAAGAAGGAGCTGATGTCTCATGAGGGCAAGCCCGCGTCTAAGGCTCACAAGGGCTTAGCTACGGGTGGTGTTGCCAAGTACGCCACGGGTGGTGTAGTGCAGAAGTACGCAACCGGCGGCGTGGTGCAGAAGTACGCGGACGGTGGTCATGCCAAAATGTCATGCTCAGGTGGCGATGGTTACAAAGCCATGAAAAAGGGCGGTTCCTTTTAGATAAGCACGGGGGTTCGCCCCCTGCTTTTTGGAGATATTTATGACTATTACTGCCACCTCGCAGACATTGTTTGACGGCGAGCGCGTCGCTATTATGAAGTTTTACGCCTCCATGAGCACAACGGAAAACGAATCCGCTGTGGCAAAGGTCACGCCCTCTGCGCTTTTACCCTCAAACGCTGGTGGGGCTTGCGATGCGGTGAGCATTTTAAAAATGTCTGCCATGACTCATGGCTTAGAAGTCCAAATGAACTGGGCGGCTACGGCACCTGTTGTTATTGGCACTGTTCCTCAAACCACATTCTTCACTCTAGATTTTTCTAGTTTTGGGGGGCTGTGGAATAACGCTGGCGCGGGCAAGACAGGTGTCATTACATTTACAACGCTAGATGGATCGGCAGGCGATTCCTACACAATTATTCTAGAAATGCAAAAACACTACGTCAATCCCACAAACTAATCATGCCTAGCAAATCACCCGCCCAAAAGCGCTTGATGCAGGCCGCCGCTCACACTAAGGGTGGGTTCGGCGGTGTGCCTCAGAAAGTCGGCAAAGAGTTTGTTAAGGCCGATAAGATGAAAGACGGTGGGGTGGCCCAGTCTTTAAAGAAGGCAGGTTTTTACGACAAAGGCAATAGCAAACCTGAGCGTCTGAAGATTGTCGGCCAAGCAACTACTAAACCTGAGAGAGTAGAAATTGTGGAAAAGGCGTTCTCAAGCAAAAAGATGAAAAGCGGTGGGCTGTACGCTAACATCCACGCCAAGCAAGAGCGCATCGCTCATGGCTCGGGTGAGAAGATGCGCAAGGTTGGCAGCGCAGGAGCACCCACAGCCGCAGCTTTTAAGCAGTCTGCAAAGACAGCAAAGATGAAAGACGGCGGTGATGTCTCTTTAGCGGTTGGTCGGGGCGAGAAATTGCCAACAGATCAAGGGGCAGGGCTGACCGCCAAAGGTCGTGCGAAGTACAATACAGCAACAGGGTCGAACCTGAAAGCCCCTCAGCCAGAGGGTGGTAGCCGTAAAAATTCATTTTGCGCCAGAATGTCTGGTGTAGTCAAGCACGCAAGCGGCGATGCGCCACGCGCAAAAGCCTCCTTAAAACGCTGGAAATGTCCGGGGTGGTAGATGGCAACTAGCGGCACAGTCTCTCAGACCACAATCTCGGTGCAGCAGCTCATCGACCACGGCGCACGCCGTGCGGGTAAGCTCGCCGAGGAGCTGACCGTCGAGCAGGTGCAGGCCGCTAAGGAGAGCCTGTACTACCTGCTCTCGAGCCTGAGTAACTACGGCGTGAACTACTGGGCGATCAACAAGGTCATCGTTGGCCTGCAGCCCGAAAAGTACGAGTACTTCCTGCCCGTGGGCACGGTCGACGTGCTCAACGCTAACTACCGCACCCTGACCAACATCAGCACGGGTGCCAACAGCACGTCAGGCACCACCCTGAACGCATTTAACGGCGTAGGTGACCTGATATGTCAACTGAGCAACAACACGGGCTCTATCGGCATTGCCAACGGCACGAGCAGCCCTGTCTACATCAGCACGATCGGCATCCTGCCCGCGGTGTCGGGCTCGGTGACAGTAGATCTGCAGTACTCAATGGACGGCACGACTTGGGTGACGGTTTACGCACCCGGCGCGGTGACGTGGGCATCTGGCACTTGGATTTATTACGACCTCGACCCCTCTGCAAGTGCCCCCTTTTGGCGCATCCAGCAGACTGCGGGCGTTGACATGGGCTTTTACCAAGTGGTATTTGGCACCATGCCGATGTCGATCAACATGTCGCGCATGAACCGTGATGACTACAGCTCGCTGCCTAATCGCTCGTTTACGGCTCTCAGGCCGCTGCAGTACTGGTTTAACCGCACGATCCCGCAGCCCAACATGGAAGTCTGGCCGGTGCCTAACAACATCAGCCCTCAGCTCGAGCTCTGGCTGAACCGTTACATCCAAGACGTGGGTGACCTGAGCGGCGAGATTGAGATCCCGCAGTATTTTTACATGGCAATTCAAAACGGCTTGGCGCATCAGATGGCGATGGAGCTGCCCCAAGTTGACCCCGCCCGCGTGACCTACCTTGAGCAGCAGTACGAGAAGCACTTCATGCTGGCGCAGAACGAGAACCGCGACAAGTCGCCCATTATGATCTCGCCCAATATCAGCATGTACACGAGATAGGGGTATGAAATGCCTCGCTTTCTGAATACAATAGGTAACAGCAGTTTGAGTGTTTTCATATGCGACAGATGCAAGATGAAAAGAGCCTATAGCGACATGCGTGCAGACGGCAACATACCCGCTATCAAGGTTTGCAGTGAGAGTTGTAGTGACCAGTTTGACCCCTATAGGTTGCCTGCAAGGCAGTCTGAAAAGATTAGCCTCCGTTTCCCTCGCCCAGATGAGGATGTTGCGCAGACGCACAACAACATCATCCTTGATCCTGACATAGAGAACGAAAATGATGTCGGGATCGCAACTGAGCAGGCGAACACGCCGAATGACGGTAATTTAGACATACTTTCACCGTAGAGATTTATATGGCAGATGTCAGGATCACAGCCCTACCCGCAGCTCAGACCATCACAGGCGCTGAGTTAGTGCCTGTCGTGCAAGACGGCTTGACGGTTCAGACCACTGTCTCCGCGATCACCTCGAGCCCCTCACTCACGCAGACATTCTTGACTGTTGGCTTGCAGACGGCGTTGCCCAATAGCCGTTACTTCTCAACAGGCGTGGGTCTAGGCATCACCGATGGTGGCGCTCAATCGTCCTACTCCATCGCCTTCAATGGCACTGCGGCTTCGTTAGAGACTGCCTCAAATGGTGTGATCGTGAAGACCGCGCCCAACACGATCGCCGCACGCACGCTCGGCACGAGCGGCAACGGCATCGGCGTGACAGACGGTGACGGCATTGCGGGTAATCCTACCTTTGCGCTGACAGGGCTTGCACAGGCGCTCGCAAACGCTACGGGCTCTGGCATATTGGCGCTTGGCTCAAGCTCCACGATCTCGCCTGTCACGATCACTGGCGTCACAAATCAGACCTCGGTGATTAACGGCACCGGCGCGGGCAACCCCACTATTGGTCTAGCGTCTAACCCCGTGATACCGGGCACCGCCGCGGTGACTATTCCCATAGGCACCACTGCGCAGCGCAGTGTTGGCGCTAACGGCGAGGTTCGATTTAATAGCGATTTGGTCACCTACGAGGCATTTGCTGGCGGAGCTTGGCAACAATTTTCTTTGTCTGGCGGTGTCACGACGTTCAGCGCAGGCTCAACAGGCTTTGCACCAAGCACGCCCACTGCGGGCGCGGTCACACTCAGCGGCATTCTCAACAGCACAAGCGGTGGAACGGGCGCTTCTGCGCTGACGGGTTATCTGTACAGCAACGGGGCGTCGCCTGCGACTGCCTCAGCAACGATCCCGACAGCGAACCTGTCGGGCACCGTCTCCAACGCCCAGTTAGCGAATAGCGCAATCACAGTCAACGGCACCCCAATCTCGCTCGGCGGCTCGGGCACAATTACTGCTGCAGCTCCTAACGCGCTGACGATCGGCACAGGCTTAAGTGGCTCAAGCTACACAGGCGCAACGCCTGTCACGATAGCACTTGCCAATACTGCGGTAACAGCGGCATCTTACGGCTCGTCATATCAGGTTCCAACCTTTTCAGTCAACGCTCAGGGTCAACTGACTCTAGCTGCAAATACTACGATTGATGCGGTCACGCTCACGACTGGCTCAATTACCACAACGCCGTCGGGTGCAAATGACATTGCTAATAAGAGCTATGTTGACTCGATCGCGCAAGGGCTAGACCCCAAAGCGTCTTGCGTGGCGGCAACCACGGCAAACATCACGTTGTCTGGAACGCAGACGATTGATGGCGTGGCGTTGATTGCTGGAGATAGGTGTTTGGTTAAAGACCAAACATTGAGCCAAGACAACGGAATTTATTTGGTTGCGGCGGGTGCATGGACTCGTGCAACGGACATGGACACTTGGGCAGAAGTGCCGGGGGCGTTCACCTTTATCGAACAAGGAACTTTATACGCCGACACTGGCTGGGTTTGCACATCCAACGCTGGCGGCACTTTAGGCACGACTCCAATCACTTGGGTTCAATTCGCCGGTGTAGGCTCATACACAGCAGGGACGGGGCTAACCCTTACGGGCACTCAGTTTAGCCTTACCGCACCCGTTACCATAGCCCTCGGCGGGACGAACTCAACCGCCACGCCGACCAACGGTGGAATTGGCTACGGCACGGGTACGGCTTACGCATTCTCTGCGGCAGGTACTTCGGCGCAAGTCTTAACCTCTGCGGGTGCGGCTTCCCCCACTTGGACAAGTCAGTCAAGTTTAGCGGTCGGCTCAGCCACGAACGCAACGAATACTGCGGTCACGGAAGACACGAGCACGGCGGTCGCTGTGTACCCGACTTGGGTCACGGCAAACACTGGCAACTTACCACAAAAAGTCACGTCAACTAAATTATCGTTTGTTCCGTCTACGGGCGCACTGACCGCAACGGGCGGCATTTCTGGAGGTACCTTTTAATGGCACAGAGCGGATTTACCCCAATTAAACTTTACCTCTCAACGACTGCTGCAGCCGTGCCTCTTGCGGCAGACTTGGCACCCGGCGAGCTGGCGATCAACAACAACGACGGCAAGCTCTTCTACGAAGACAGCTCAGGCGTCGTGCAGGTCATCGCTACAAAGGCTGGCGCATCAGGTGACGTTGTCGGTCCCGCCTCTGCTACGAATACTGCCGTTCCCACGTTTGATGGCACAACAGGCAAGCTAATTCAGAACAACTCAGGCGTAACAATTGCTGCTAACGTCGTGACTGCCACTGGGTTCACGGGTGCTTTAAACGGCACTCTGGGCGCAACCACTCCAGCCACTGTCGTTGCCACGCAGGTAGACATCACAGCTCAAGGCGACCTTCGACTTCAAGACACCACAGGCGGCGAGTACGTTGCACTCCAAGCCCCCGCTACGATTGCTACTAGCTACACCCTTACCTTGCCTGTCGATGACGGTACAAGCGGTCAGGCGTTAGTTACAGACGGATCGGGCGTGTTGTCATGGTCTACGGCTGCATCGGGCGATGTGTACGGCCCTGCCTCGGCAACAGATAACGCCGTTGCTCGCTTTGACTTAACGACTGGCAAACTGATCCAGAACTCTGTTGTCACGATTGATGACACGGGCAACGTGGCAGGCGTTGGTACGCTTAGTTCAGGTGCGATTACATCT